CCGGATATGGTGGTGATCGACGTTTGTAATGACTGCGACGAGGTTGAGTTGGCGTGGGTTGATAGCAACAACGACATCGCCTTCAGTAGTTTTCCCGCGGCCGCCCTGAGCGTGGTGCACTGATGGAGCGCGGTTCTGGGCGTACGACCAAGCAACTGCTCGCCCTTGAGGTTGGCGATGTGTTTGTGGTCAGTAACGCGGCTATGCAGCGCTATACCCACTCGCTGGCACGGCATCTCTACCGCACTGCTAATCCGCCTTTCCGCATCGTATCTGTGTCTGCGTTTTCCGACCTTCCGAAGCTGTATGGCTTGAGAGGGCGCATTGTTGTCGATCACGCATATGCAGGGTCAGCGCGGTCAGGTTTGTATCGCGAGGTTGAGTTGTTGGCCGACGCGGTGCGCTCTCTACGCCCCGCATGACTGACACTCGCCCTTGGCGCCACCTCTATGGCCGCGCCCGATGGAAAGCCCTGCGAGACAACCAGTTGTCCCAACAACCACTGTGCGCTTTCTGTCTCCGCCGGGAGATTGTGGAGGTGGCCACGGTGGTTGACCACATCATTCTGCATAAGGGCGATCTGGATCTGTTTCATGATCCGGACAACCTGCAGAGCTTGTGCAAGCCGTGCCATGACCGAGACAAGGCCGCAGAGGAACGCGGCAAGTCGATCATCTACTTCGGTGTGGATGGCTATCCAATCTAGTGCGAGGAGAAGCACATGACGATCCAACTCAAGCGCACCCACAAGGGTGACGTTGTTCTGCATGTTAATGGCCAGCCGGCAAGCGCAGCCAAGTTCGGTGGCATTCAGGCATACCCTGACGGGATGCACGCTGTGTTCCTCATTCCGATGCAGAACCTGGTGCTTGCCGAGGTCGACAACGTGGTGCCGTTCGTGGCGCCGCAGGCTCGCAGCTGACCCCGGGGGTGGGTCAAAAGTCGAAAGCCCGACGGCTTCCACACCGGCGCCCCAATGTGGCTGTAACGCAAACACAGGTTTTTCTATGAGCAACCGCAAAGCGCGCGTTGATAGCGCGGCTGAGGCTGTTCGCATCATGGCGAAGGCCACTACCGAGATCGCGCCACCCGAAAACGTGCCTCTCGACGCAGAGGATGAGCCGTTCTTTCGCAGTGTCATTGCCGAATATGCCCGGTCAGAGTGGTCGGATCACCAACTCGAGCTCGCAGCCATGCTGGCCCGCACCATGGCTGATCTGACTCGCGAGCAGCAACTCCTGCGGGAGGAGGGTGGTGTCTCCTATTCCGAGAAGGGCACCCCAGTCGCTAATCCACGCAAGTCGATTGTGCAGATGCACGCAGGATCCATTCTGTCCTTCCGTCGGTCGTTGTCGCTTCACGCGCGCGCGCAAGCGGGAGAGGCTCGGGACGTCGCTAAGCGGCGAGAAGCCGCCAAGGAAATCGAAGGCGATAACCCACTAGAGGACGACCTGCTGGCTAGACCATAGGTCGAAAGACCATGACTCCAACCACGATTGTCTGCGGCCCTCCTGGGGCAGGGAAGAGCACCTACGTTTCCGCTCGCAAGCGCGATAACGATTTGATCGTTGATGTGGATGCGCTTTTTAAAGCCCTGACTGGATTAGACGGACGAGAGAAACCGGAGGTTGTTCTCCCCTTTGTGCTTGAAGCTATAGACGCTGTGCTTGGGCTATTGAAGCGGGGATTTCTCGGTCCCACTCATGCCTGGATAATTACGGGCGGGGAGAACAACGAGTCTAGGGAAATGCTGGCGCGGTCCCTAAATGCAAAGGTAGTTGTGTTGCCGACGCCGACCGGCGAGTGCGTCGCTCGAATGAGGGCGCAGGGTCGACCAGAATGGCACATTCGAGAAGTTACCGAGGTCTGCCTTCGTTGGCATGTTAGGTTCCAGATGAATGCCACAGAAAATCTCGCGGAGGGATACGAGCGCGCCATCGGATCGGATGGTTACCCGTTGTGACCATGGCCAACAAACCGATGACACGCGGCGAGCGCGTTATCGCGTTCGTGGAGAGGTACTGCTTAGTGCCAGAGGGCACACTCCTTGGTAAACCGGTGAAGTTGCTGCCATTCCAGCGTAAATTCATCCTGGCAGTCTACGACAACCCTCACGGCACCTCACGAGCCTACCTGTCCATTGCCCGTAAGAATGGCAAAACCGGCCTGATTGCCTGTTTGCTGCTTGCCCACATCGTTGGTCCTGAAGCTTATCAGAATGGGCGCATCGTTTCGGGTGCGCGCTCGCGAAAGCAGGCTGCCGAGGTGTTCAACTACGCCTCCAAGATGATCCTGATGTCACCCGAGCTTTCGAAGCTCGCTCGCATCGTGCCATCAGGCAAGATGATTGTGGGGCTGGCGAAGAACGTCGAATACCAGGCCAGCTCGGCTGAGGCAAAGAGCGCTCATGGTGGATCGCCGATCCTCGCCATCCTCGACGAGGTTGGGCAGATCAAGGGTCCAACCGACGACTTCGTGGAGGCAATTGAAACATCGCAGGGTGCCTATGAAGGCAAGGCGATGTTGTTTGCTATCTCGACTCAGGCCGCCACAGACAATGACCTGTTCAGCCGATGGATCGACGACGCGGCAACGTCGAAAGACCCACGGATCGTGTCGCACATCTACTCAGCGCCAGTTGATTGTGAATTGGGTGATAGAGCGGGGTGGGAAGCTGCGAATCCGGCTTTGGGCGTGTTTCGCTCAATCAAGGACGTTGAGGATTTTTCGCATTTAGCCGAGCGCATGCCGACCAAGGAAGCAAGCTTTCGCTGGCTGTTCCTAAATCAGCGCATCGACGCTTCGGCCCCATTCGTTTCACCGGCTGTTTGGCGGGCTTGCGACGCGCCTGTGGCTGACGATTTCGATGGCCTGCCGGTGTTCGGCGGGCTCGACCTTTCTGAAGTGTCTGACCTTACTGCCTTGGTGCTGATGGCGCCGAAGGTGGAGGATGGCAAGACGATATGGCAGGTCAAGCCAAGGTTCTGGCTCCCCGGCGATAGTTTGCGGGAGAAGGCCAAGGACGATCGAGTGCCTTACGACATTTGGGCAGAGCCCGATGCCGACGGTAACGCATTCCTGCACACCACGCCTGGCCCAACAGTGGACTACGAGTTCGTGGCACATCACCTCCGCGAGGTGTTTGACACGATGGATGTCCGTAAACTGGCATTCGACCGCTGGAACTGGCGACACCTAAAACCTTGGCTCGCAGCGGCTGGTTTCACCGAGGATCAGCTAGAGGGCGAAAACGCTGTTTTCGAGCAGTTCGGCCAAGGATTTCAGTCCATGTCACCGGCCCTGCGCGGACTGGAAAGTCTGATCCTCAACCAGAAGCTGGCACACGGCGGGCACCCGGTTCTGACCATGTGCATGATGAATGCGACCGTGAAGCCCGACCCTTCTGGAAACCGCAAACTCGATAAGCAGAAGTCGCGTGGGCGCATCGACGGCGCGGTAGCGCTTGCGATGGCCGCGGCAATGGCCGGCACCTACGAAGAGACCGAAACCGGCTCTGTCGACGATTTCATAAACAACATGGTTATGGTGATTTAATGGGCCTTTGGGAGCAATGGGGCGGCAAGACGATCCGTCTCACTGACGGCTCATTCTGGAAGGGCTTTTTCGGCTTCGGAACCCACGCCGGGAAGACCGTCAACACCCACACCGTGCTAAATCTGGACGCCGCATGGGCGTGTGTGAAGCTGGTAAGCGAGACCGTCGGCACACTCCCGTGTGTCGTCTACAAGGCGGACGGTGCAACGGTCGATAAGGCACACGCGCTTTACGAACTCGTGCATGACGCGCCAAACATCAACAATACGGCTGTGGAGTTCTGGGAAGCAGTGGCCTTGTCGCTGCTTTTGCATGGCAACGCCTATGCCGAAAAGAAGTATATCGGCGATCGCCTGGTTGCGCTCGACCTTTTGCATCCCCTCTGCGTCGCCGTCGACAGAAACACCCGAAATGAGCGCGTTTACACCGTAACCGAGGACGGAAAGACGCGTAAAATCGCCGCTGGACGCATGTTTCACGTCCGCGGAATGGGTTTTGGCGGCGATCTTGGCATGTCTCCGATCGCTTTCGGACGGCAGACTTTCAGCAGCGCGATTGCCGCCGAAGAGACCGCAGGCAAGATGTTCGCTAACGGCATGCAGGTTTCGGGCGTTTTAACGTCTGACCAGGTGCTTAAACCCGAACAGCGCAAGCAGTTGGGCGAGACTCTGCAGCAGTTTGCGGGCTCCGATCGTGCCGGCAAGGTTGCTGTGCTTGAGGCTGGGCTAAAATACCAGCAGTTGAGCATCAATCCGCAAGACGCGCAGATGCTTGAGACGCGCCGCTTCAGCGTGGAGCAGATTTGCCGATGGTTCGGCGTGCCACCGGTGATGATCGGCCACGCTGCCGCCGGGGTGACGACCTGGGGTAGCGGTGTCGAGCAGATTATTCTGCAGTTCACCAAGACCAGCCTCCGCCCACTGCTGCGCCGTATTGAGGCTGCCATCCGGCGCGACCTGATGACCCCGGAAGACCGGAAGGCCATCAAGATCGAGTTCAATATGGAAGGACTCCTGCGCGGCGACAGCAAGACCCGTGCTGAGTTCCTGGCTCAAATGGTGGACCACGGTCTTTATACCCCGAATGAAGGTCGGGCCTACGAGAACAAGGAGCCGCTTGAGGGCGGTAACGACCTGTTGGTCAACTCCACCATGTTCCCGCTGCGCCTCATCGAGAAACGCATGGCGGTGAGCGTCAACGCTCCCGCCCCGGCACCGCCCAGAGCGGACTGAAAGAGAATCCATGAAATATAGTCATATTCTCTCTGCCTTCGCGGCGGAGCCGTGGGCGCTCGACCGCGAAAAGCTGTCCGCAGTGACCGACTTTCTTTTGTTTAAGGCTGATGGTGGTGTTTACGCCCCCGAAGAAGTCGCTTTGCGCGTCGGTGACGGGCAAAGGCAGCAAGGGGCGGCATCACCAACGGGTGTAGCCCTAATCCCTGTCCACGGCGTTCTTTCGCAGCGCATGACCATGATGTCGGAGATCTCTGGCGGAACTTCGTACCAGTCGCTCACGCGGGCACTGCACGAGGCGATTGCAAGCGAGGATGTTTCCGCCGTTGTCATGGAAATCGACAGCCCTGGTGGGTCGGTTCCTGGTGCTATGGAGCTTGCTGCCGAGATCCGGTCGCTACGAGGCGGGTCGAAGCCAATCGTCGCGCATGTGAACTCTATGGCTGCGAGCGCTGCCTACTGGATTGCCAGCCAGGCCGACGAAATCGTGGTGACGCCTTCAGGGCGGGCCGGCTCGATCGGTGTTTACACCGTCCACGAGGAAGTTTCCGCGGCTTTGGAGAAGGCGGGCGTTAAACGCACGTACATCTCCTCCACACCCGAGAAGGTGGAGGGTAATGAAACCGAAGCTCTGGCCAAAGAAACGCTCGAGTACATCCAAGCGCGCGTCAACGAGTCATATCAGCAATTTGTTGCTGAGGTCGCCGAGGGCAGGGGTACGACCACCGAAACCGTTCTGGCCGATTTCGGCAAGGGACGGGTGTTCGGTGCCAAGGAACTCCTGAAGCGCGGCATGGCTGACTCCATTGCAACACTTGACCAAACGCTGGCCCGCTTCGGGGCAGAAACAATTCCCGCCGCTGTTCGCAAGATCAAGGCGGAGAACCAATCCAGGAATGAAGCGGCTGAACTCTTGAGCGCCAAGCTGCGCTCGGGTGAGCCGATCACGAAACGCGAGTTCGAACACGGCCTCAAGGGTCTTGTTGGCGCGTCGAACTCGGAGGCAGAGCGGGCCGCTCGGCTCTACCTCAAGACTGATCAGGGGGATCCTGACGAGACGGAAAACGCCGCTGCTTTGGCGGCCCTAGATCGGCTCATTGCCGAAGCAAAAGCCTTCCCAACCCCCTAAATCATCGGAGCCATCATGGCTGATAATGCACTTGCCGAAAAGATCGGCGAGCTTGGTACTTCGCTTGCCTCCATCAAGGAGCAGGTCGGAAACCTCGCTACTGACTTCACCACCAAGCTTGCCGCCAGCGGTGAAGTTTCCAACGAACTGAAGACCGCCACCGACAAGGCGCTTTCTGAGCTCGGTTCTGTCACCACGCGCCTGGGCGAGCTCGAAAAGCGCGCTGCCAATGAACGCGAAAACGGCGAAAACGAGCAGAAGTCGCTCGGCGAAATGGTCATCGAGTCCGCTGCCTACAAGGCGGGCAACCTGACTGGTGCATCGCGCGGTTCGATCAAGGTCAGCGCCGATCGCGCCGCGATCACGTCCGCGAACACCA